CCAAAGGCGTGGGTTGTATCTTAAGACATAAGACACTAACCCTTTGCCGTATCTATTGAGGCTACCTCTTACTGCGATAACTCGGTGGTGCTTGGGTTGAAACTTCATGTCTTAATACCAACCCTTTGCTAAATGGTGGGCGTATGCTCGGCATACACCTTTGCTTCCATATCTATGCTTGATATAGCGCAAGCCCGCATCAACCTGCTTCATGCCATCACGCGTGGGCTTCACCTTGATATTCTTCCATGTGCTGTTAAGCAACTGAGGTATCCCCGTTGCACTAGACTGCTTGTTCTTGGCTTCGGGTCGCCAGTTTGACTCGCGCATCCACAGTTCATAAAGGCATGGGTACTGCTCAAGCATGTCCATCTCGGTTAATCTGTCTATCGCATAGCGTTGGTAATCGTTCTGATAGTAGGCAATTACCTTGCCATGTGGTGGCTTCACGATGAAGGTGGCTGGCTCTTTGAGCATGAGTACCAAGGCAAGTACGATGGCGGATACAATCCACAGTCGGGCGTGCGGGTGAATCTGTCTTAAGTTATCAAGCATTACTCTCCAACTTTCTCTCGGCTTCGCTGTGCAAGAAGGTATCTATTGCCCTCTCCTCTAACTCTTTCTGTATTAAGACACAGGTGTTGCACTTCTCATACATATAGTTGATTGTCTTAGGGTTGATTACTGTAGTCTTGCAACGCAAGCACTCCATCAAGACTGTCATGGTGTCTCCTTCTTGGTGTGTGCTTGAAGTGAATCAAGGAAGTAGCCAACGCTCATCTGCCCATCTTCCTCAATCTTATCTGCCCATGCAGGTGCCTGAATCCAACGCCCTTCCAAGTCCAGCCATTGAATATCAAAGCCATCGTGGTAATCCCAATGCAGGATAACTCGTATCTCTTGCCCATCAAAGGTGATGTTCATGTCCTTGTCATAGGCTGTTTCTGTCTTAAGTAATGCACCTACCTGTAGTTCCATTGTCTGCTCTCCTGTCTTAGTTGTCACCGAACATCTCCTCTAGTGTGTCGTATGGTGAATCGGGTTCTGTATCTTCTTCGTCTTTGCCAAGGGCTATGTCGTCACCCTCTAGGTACTGTGGCTCGCTCACTTGCGTTCTCCTGTCTTAAGCCACATTTCATTTTGCTTATCTAAGAACTGACTTATTGCTTCTGTTAGTCCTTGCTCCTTGCCGATGAAGTTGCCGTCACCTGCGTATCCGTACTCCCACTCGCGGGTTTCTGTATTGTAGATAGAGCCTTCATTAAAGACTCTTTCTTCTGTATCTATGTCTATGCTCCAGCGATTTGTTTCTTCGTCAAACACAATCGCATAGTGGTATCTCCTGCTCACTTGTTCTCTCCTGTCTTTAGTTGGTTGAGTAAGTTTTCCATAACGCCCTGCCAATAGTCAAACGATTCGTTGTCTTTGGTTGCGTTGCGTTGCTCACGCGCTCGCCTTGCGAGGCGCTGTATCTGCATGCGTTCTTTGTCGTTCATGTCTTAAGCCACAACTTTCTTATCAACAACTGACTGCTGACATAGAACTACATGGCTGTGCTTGCATGTGCATTGAGGCGCACGATTCTTGGTTCGTCTTGTAACTATCTCGATAGATGAATCGCATGAGGTGCATACATACCAGTAAGCGACCCACTCTTTTGTCAATGTAGTCATTAGCCATACACCACCTCTCCAAGTACAGCCACCTGTAGCACAGCATCACCGCAGATAGCATCGTAATCATCGAAGTCGAACAAGTCCATAGACACCTGCTCGTTGGCAATAGGTAAGGCTTTTGCTAACTCCTCAATGCCAACTACTTTTTCTGTCTTAAGTAATGACACCTCATCTATGGCAACCAGTCTGACCTGACCGATGACATCCCATGATGTATCACCAAGGTATTCAATCTCGTGCCAATGAGTCCCAAAGGATTCAAAGGCTGAGCCAAAGACTGCATCCCATAGTTCCTGCTTGTTAATCTCTACCGAGATTGTAATCTTTTCATCTGACATGTTAGTTATCTCCTGTCTTAAGTACGAACCCTGCGTAGTATCCATCTTTGATGTCGTTCTTCATCCATTGTTCTGCGTTGGCTGTCCACTTATCAACATCTACTGTTCGGCTCACGCCGTTCTGTGTGACTGTATAGGTGGTGCCTTCTGTCGTGATTGTGTCCCCGTTAGGGTGTGTCCATGTTGCCATTGTGTTTCTCCTGTTCTTGTTGGTAGTTGTATTTAACTCTCGCCACCTATGCGGTGTCAAGGATTTAGCATGTGATGTTGGTCACACTCTGTCTTAATACCGAGGGTATCCATCAGGGCAACCAACTCGGTCAACCAAACATGATTCGGGTATGTCCCAAACTCCCATCGCATTTGTGATTGCAAAGAGGGCGGTTAGTATTAAGACATAAATCAGGATTGCTCTGACCCGCTTGCCTCGTCTGTTTAGTTTCATCGGTTGTACTCCTTTGCATGTGAGCATTGGGATAGGGGGATAAGGCAGTCACCGCAGATTGTCTCGGTCACGATGCCACCGCCTGAACTGTTGGCATGCTTGCCTTGAGTGCGTTGGTAATCTTCTGCATTTCCTCGATATTGAATCCGCCAAGGCGGTCATAAGATGAGACATATCCACCAGTAATCTGTCTTAATACAGCATAGAATTCTTCTCTGATTGGTGTCTCTTGCTTTTCCTGATTGCGCTTGGCGATACGGCGTAGGCGCTCTGCTCTGATGTCCTTGGTTGGTCGCTCTTTACGGCGCTGAACCATGCGCTTGATGACCGCCCAGTATTCATCTCGAATATCCATGAGGCGAAAGTCTGTGCGATAGCATTGGATTCCTGTCCTGTCCTCGCGCTTGTGGGTAGGGCAGTCGAATCCGTAGGTCGGGCAGTTGGTCATATAAACCTGACTCTGATTTCTGTAGTAAGACACAGGCTTTCCATCTTCACCTGTGACTATGTAGAAACGATTGCGTGCGTGCTGTATGTGTGTTCTGTAAACTGAATCATGGTATGTCTCCATGCCATTGTTGCGTGATGTTACATAGTAGGCAACGCCTACCTTGAGTTCTGCTTTCTTCACTTGCTTCTCCTGTCGTGATAAGGCGGAGAGACTTTCTCCCCTGCCTTGTGCCCCAATGGTGGCATGACCACCTCGGTTTCTTCAACATTTGGGGCTGTGATATTCATCACATGGTTTTCTTCTGTCTTAAGTCACGCCTCCTCTGTAATCTTCACGATGGTGCATGCTTGCTTGTTAGCCTCAAGCATGGCTTTAATCTCTGCCATTTTTTCCATGCTGTTGGTCGTGTTGAGTCCTGAAAAGGTGCCACGCTTTGAGTAGATTTCGTATGTGATTTTCATTACGCCACCTCGCTTTCTGTCTTAAGTCCGATGTAATGGCGGGCGATGTCATCAAATACATCTGTTCCCCAGCCGAGCAGAAGTTGGCTCATAAGGTCGGCAGTAACGCCACCTCGTGGGTGTCCTGACATGTCGCGCAGATTCTGAATCGTTGCGCCGATTGCGTTCTCGTAATCTTCCTTTAACTTGTCCGCCATCTTTGAAACCGATTTCATCTCTGCCAATTTCATGTGCATTGTGTAGGCGGTTTGATTGTTATCAACTACGAGCAGGTAATCGCTTACGAATTGCTCGCGTGCTGTTGGTCGTGCTGTCATCTGTTCTATCTCCTGTCTTAATACACAACCTGCGCGGTGCCTGTTGTGGTCTTGCTTGGTGCAACCTTCTCACGATTCGGCTCCCGATTGTGGGATTTCCGATGTGATGTTGGTCACACCTAACCCTCAACTTGAGGTTGAGAGTTCGTGCCCCCGTTGGATTGTGAATCCGTACCCTTTCGGCGGGGGCTGTTGTGTCTTAAGTCATGCCTCCTTGTAGATTTCTTCACATTGGTTGCATGTAACGCCGATTTCTAAGACTGTGCGACTTAGGCGGATTGTGTTCTCACAATCGCATTGTGCCTTGATGAGGTTGGTGTTTCTGCCCTTAGGCTTGGCAGATTCGCCACCTATTGCCACCAAATCAAATGCATTGGCAAGGATTGTGAGGGCTTTCTTCCATCGCTTGGCTGCAATCTCGGTGAGTTCTGTTGAGGCGTGCCCCTTGCCTTTCACCTCGATTGTCTTAAGACCTAACGCCTCCGCTTGAGTCTTAAAGTGCTTGTTGTGGTATTGGTTGCTTGAGCAATCCTCGATGCCGTTCATGTGATTGAGTGAGTGCGCTGTTTCATGGAGGAGGGTGCTTAGCAATTCCTCGGGGGTTGTGAAATGTTCAAGGTTGAAAGCAATCTCGTTGAAAGATTCTCCGCCATTGTTCCAAGG